GCTTTTTTGTTTTCAAAAAAATTTGAAAAAAATCAAAAATAGTATTGCATTATGAGTAGTATCGTGGTATTATATAAGAGCGCTAGGGAGCGCCCCAAAGAAAAAGCCAAAGCCGAAAGGAAGGACATACAATGAAAACTAACCCAATCCGAATCGCCCGCGCCGCCGCCAATGCCGCTGATATGGCCAGCGTAGCCGCTGCCGCCGCCGAAAACCTGCTGATGGAAGACCCCACCGCGTGGGAGCTGGCCGACAATGCCTACTGGATGCTCAAGGCCGCCGTGAAGACCGCCGAAGCCGCTGCCGATGCACTGGACGCGGAAGCCGCCGAAGACAACCCCGCGATCATGGCCGCCCATGCGGCCGCGATGCGTACCGCCAAAGAGGCCGCCGATCAGGCCGCCGATCTGGAAAAGATGGCCAAAAAGGCGGGCCACAAAATCAGCCGCTGAAAAGGAGAGAGAAAACCATGGAACTGGACTATGACAAGGTAACAGAGGAGCGAAAAGCGCTCCGGGAAAAAATCGAAGAACAGGGCGCGGGAGCGCCCAACAGATGGATGACGATGGCCGAATCCGCGTCCGTGGGAAACAAGGCCGCGAAAGCGGAATGCGTGCGGCTGCTGGGCCACCCGATCACCAGCATGCTCGACCTGTTTAACATCCAGAGGGCGGCTTTTGACGCGGCCACGATCGCCGAAAAAAACAGGAGCGCCGCCGACGCGGCCATCAAGCTCAACGCCCGTCACAACGTCAAAAACGATGCCAACGAGTATCTGGCTAACCGTCTCTGGCGGCTGCGAAAGGAAAAAGGCCTGACCCAAAAGGAGCTGGCCAGGAAAGCCGGAATTCCGCTGGTGACGCTCCAAAAGCTGGAGAACGGCTCCGCCAGCCTGCTGCGGGCCCGGGTGGAGACCGCCAGGGCGCTGGCCCGGGCGCTGGAAATCACCGTGGAGGAACTGGTCGATGCCTAAGGCACTCGACCTGATCGGCCAGCGCTTCGGGCGGCTGCTGGTGCTGGAAAGGGTCGGGGCCAGCATTCCGGGAGTTGAACTCCCGGAAATTTTTTTACAGAAAAATATATATTCCTATTGACTATTTATCCAAAAAGATATATAATAATATCGTAATCAAGAAGGAGCCGCGGGCGGGATAAACCGCCGGGCGAAGGAGATAAAATCATGAGCGCGATCAGAATTGAAACCAAAGGCGAAAAAATCTACATTGCCAGCCCCTACAATGCTGATTTTGTCAGCCGCATTAAATTGATCGGAGGGAAATGGAATGCTAGTTCCCGCCGCTGGACGATCAAGGCCGATGCGCTGGAAGCGGCCCGGAAAGCCATGATGGAAGTTTATGGAGAGACGGATGAGACCCCAGCCGCCGAAACCGTGACTCTTGTCCTTGAGTTCCGCGCCGAGATGGTCAAGGCCCAAGGCCCGATTACAATCGCGGGAAAAACCATCGCCGTTGCTTTCGGTCGTGACAGCGGAGCCAGAGTCGGGGATGATGTGGCCTTTATCGCTGGAGCCCCCGAAAGCTGCGGAAGCACGAAAAATTGGAGCACATGCATCCCGGAAGGAAGCGTTTGCGAGGTTTACCGCGTCCCAAAGGCCGTCGCGGAAAATGTGATCGCCAATACTGACGCGGCGTACAAAGCCCATATCAAGGGCGGCGTAAAAATCGACCGTGAAAAGCTGATCGCAGAAAAACAAACGCTGCTGGCCCGCCTCGCGGAAATCGACCAGCTGTTGGGCGAATAAAAAAGAGCGCTTGCGCGCTCTTTCTCGCTGAACATATCAGCAAGTTGCTATTTTGATCCGCTCTCTGTGAGAGACAAATTCTTTATAACATATCGTCCAAGCAAAGTCAAGGGGGAAAATCCATGACGCAAAAAGACATCCTCGACAAGTATGAAGCCACCAAAAGCATGAAAGAGACTGCCCGAAAATTAAAATTGTCGCAGCAGACGGTTCGCCGCGTATTGATCTCCAACGGCATCTATCCGTCGGAACGAACGCGGGAAGTCGCCCGCTTGTGCCTGATGGGAATGACCGTGCCGGAGATCGCCGAATATCTCGGGATATCCCCAAAAACCGTACAGACAAACTTGCCTTATTCGAAGGGCGGCTATGCGACAAGCCAAAAGACAATAAATGCCGAAAGAATCGCTGATTGTCGCATACGTAAAAAATTAGGGCTGCCGCCAGCGAAAAGAGAACAGGCTCCGCACAGTAAATATACGGACAACCCGATCAACAATGCCAGACTCTCCAAAAGAATGACGCAAAAGAAATTGGCTGCAATAATCGGATGCAGCCCGGGCACCGTCTCTTGTTGGGAACGAGAGGTACAGTCGCCCAGCCCCCAAAATTTGGAAAAGCTCCAAGAAGTGCTCGGCATCGAAATGAAGGAGGAATCCCATGCCCAGAACTAGCCCCCGCGCCCGTGGCGCACAAAGTCCCATCGCCGCCGCCCGGATCGCCGCCGGGCTGACCCAAGCCAAGCTGGCGGAAGCAGTCGGATGCAAGCCGCTGGCGGTCTCCCGATGGGAGCACGGCCAAAGAGAACCATCTGCCATTATTTTGCAGCGTGTTGCCCATGTGTTGGGCTGCACCATGGAAGATTTATTGAAGCCAATCAAAACCGGGGATTGATTCCCCGGCTCTTTTTTTTTGCTCTTTTTTTGCCACAAACTTGCTGAAAACTTGCTGAAAACTTGCGCCGCCCTTTCATGGCGCTTCCTCCCCTTCTGTGGGAAGATATCCCCAGAAGGGAGCGTGAAAACATGGCGAATTTCCCACCCTACCAAATGCCACAGACCTACCAGCCGCCCATGTATCAGGCGGCCTATCAACAGCCCGCCTATCAGCCCGCCCAACAGGCCCAGAGCGGCCTCAGCGGTCGCATGGTCACCAGCCGGGAGGAGGCGCTGGGCGTGCCGGTGGATTTCATGGGCGGCCTGATGATCTTCCCGGACGTGAGCCACGGCGCGATCTACACCAAGCTGTTTAACAGCCAGACGGGCCAGACCGATTTTGCGGAGTACCGCCGGGTCGCCCGGCCCGAGCCAAAGACAGAGGCCCCGGAGGCCTACGCGCTGGAAAGCGACGTGAAGGCCCTGCGGGATCAGGTGGCGGAGCTGACGGGCCAGATCGACGCGCTCAAGACGCGCCGCCGCGCCCAGAAGGAGGCGGCGGCGGATGAATAACCCCCTCATGATGCTTTTGCAGGCCGCACAGGGCGGCGGCGACCCCATCCAGATCCTCAGCCAGCTGGCCGGGAATAACCCCATGATGGCCCAAGCCATCAAGATGGTACAGGGAAAATCCCCCGACCAGCTCCGCCAGTTGGCGGAAAACATGGCCCGGGAGCGGGGGACGAGCCCGGAGGCGATCCTCCGGGGTCTGGGTATCAGATCATGAAGCACCCGCGGGAGCGCGCGGCCCGCGCTGCGAATATAAGATAAGGAGCGATAACACTATGGCGGATAATGATTTTTCCAGCGGCTACGCGGTAGGCGTAAGCGAGGGACGAAACAACTCCAACGGGATGTTCGGCGATGGGAACTGGCTCTGGATCATCGTGGTCTTTGCCCTGCTGTTTGGCTGGGGTAACGGCGGCTTCGGCGGTAACCGGGGCGGACAGGGCTCGGCGGTGGACGGCTACGTCCTGACCAGCGACTTCGCAAACCTCGAACGGAAGATAGACGGAGTCAATAACGGACTCTGCGACGGCCTCTACGCTCAGGCTCAGCTGGTAAACGGTGTCCAGCAGAGCATGGCCAACGGCTTTGCTCAGGCGGAGCTTTCCCGGGCCAACCAGCAGACGGCCCTCATGCAGCAGCTCTACACCATGGGCGCGGCCAATCAGCAGTGCTGCTGCGAGACCCAGCGCCAGATGGAGCGGGGCTTTGCGGACATCAACTACAACATGGCCACTCAGGCGTGCGATACCCGTAACACCGTCCAGACGGCGGCCCGGGATATCATCGACGCTCAGAGCGCCGGGACTCGCGCCGTGCTGGATTTCCTGACGCAGGACAAGCTGGCGACCCTGCAGGCCGAGAACCAGTCTCTCAAGCTGGCGGCCAGTCAGGCCACCCAGAACAACTATCTGGCGGGCGTGATGAGTCAGGAGACCAACCGGATCATCAATCGGGTGGCCCCCTACCCCGTCCCTGCCTATCAGGTAGCCAATCCTCTGGCCGGTTGCGGCTGTAACTCGGGCTATAACGGCTGCGGCTGCTGCTGATCCCCGTAAGGGTGACAATTCGGGGCGGGAGTCATCCCGCCCCTGAGAAAGGAATGAACATCATGGCCTGTAAAACTGTTTGTCGGCTCTGCGACCGGCTAGTGATCTCTCAGGCGGTCACCTTCGCGGGCGGGACGCTGACCATCAACCTCCCGGCGGGAAGCTACCGGAACGGCCAGAAGTACTGTATCGTCGTGGCTCAGTCCATCCCGGACACCGCCACCATCAGCGCACCCGTAGTCGTCACCATCGGCACGGGGACGGCCCAGTACCCGCTGACCAAGTGTAACTGCGCACAGGTCACGGCCTGCGGCATCCGCACGCGCACCAAGTACTCCGCCGTCGTCATCACCACGGCCACCGGCGGGACGTTCCGCTTACTGGGCCGCCCGGCTTGCGCGCCGAACAACGCCCTTGAGTCCATCAACGGGACGACACCCGACGCTGAGGCAGGAGGTGGCACGACGTGAATGGTATCACCATGAGGATGCTCACCCGCCCCCGCGAGGAGGGCGAGGAGGAACGCCGCCCGGAGGAGACTCGCAGACGGAGGGAACGCGACTGGCCGGAAGAGCGGCGCACGGAGGCCTACGGCTACCCGATGGAGCGCCGCATGACGGCGGTTCCCTATCGGCATCAGCCGGACTACACGGAGCCGGCACGGGCGGGTCTCTATGACGGAGGCCGCCTCGGATTCGGAGCCGCCCACTACGACGGCGGCATGACCCGCGCGGACGATCACAAGCCCACGGCCATCAAGGCCACCGGCACGGTCTGGATGGACTCCCCCACAGCGGCGGAGGAATCCTCCGGCGAGATCGACCAAGAGTCGGCCATGCGCTGGGTACAGAGCATGGAGGGGACGGATCCCAACCATCCCCGCGGCGGGAAGTGGTCGCCAGAAGCGCTGAAACCTCTGGCGCAAAAGGAGGGCTTTCCCACCGACGGCCCGGAGTTCTGGGCCTTCTACGCGGTAGCCAACGCCATGTACAGCGATTACGCCGCCACGGCCAAGCGCTACGGCATCCACAGCCCGGATTTCTACGCGGACATGGCCGCCGACTTCATCCGCGACGCGGACGCACAGCCGGACAAGGTCAAGCGCTACCTGCGCTATATCGTCCGCAAATAACAAGACCCCCTGCCGATGTGGCAGGGGGAATTTTTACGCCGCCAGTTGAAATATCGCGCAACCATGATATAATAGGAAAGTCATGCAAGACTCCGTTGCTCTGGTGCAAAGGTTCGGATTATGCCGGGCTTGGTGTACCACATCTACCAAACCCGAACCAGAAATCTCATCCCCACGGCCCGCCAGATTGTAGGCCACGAGGACAGAGACCTTCTGGTTCGGGTTTGGTTGTACGATAATCTTATTCACCAGCATATCAATGACATTCCGCATATAGTCCTCATCCTCCAAACAACCATCCGCAAAACAGGATAACCATCGCAGGATATCCACCTCCGTCAGCTCGGGCGCGCCGCGCTGCTCATCGGCCAGCTCGGCGGCGATGCTGGCTTTGCGCCCCTCCAGCTCGTTGATGCGCCCTACCAGCGTGGCGGAGGTCGCGCCCTGCTCCACCATGCGCAGGAGGTTGTCCAGCGACCGCGTCACCTCGTCCAGCTGGCGGCGGAGGGACACGGCGGCGCTGTCGTCCTCGGCCTGACGCTGATATTCAGCCGCGGCGGCGTGGGCCAGTGCCTTGATGTTGTCCGGGCTGAGGAGCGTCCGGGCGTGCTCCACCACCAGACGCTCCAAGTCGTCCTTGCGGAGGGTGGGCATCTTGCACCCGAGGCGGCGCTTGCGCCCGCTGCACGCGTAGTAGTAGTACCGCGTCCCGGAGTGGTTGTGGCCGCTCTCCCCCGCCATGGGCTTGCCGCACGCGCCACAGTAGAGCTTCGTGCTCAACAGATAGTTGATCGTGGCCTTGGTGCGCCCGGGGGCCGTCGTGTTTTTGCGGAGCCGATCCTGTACCCGGCGGAAGGTGCCGGGGTCGACGATGGGCGGGACTTGCCCCACCAGCTCCACCTCGCCATTATAATGATAGGTGCCGATGTACTTCCTGTTGGATAACAGGGCGTTAAAGGAGGAGCGGTTGAACGCCTTCCCGGCCCGGGTGCGGTAGCCCTGCGCATTCAGCTCGTCCGCGATCCGGGCGAGGCTCATGCCCTCGGCGTAGCGCTCAAAGGCCAGCCGGACGGCGGGTGCGGTGGCCGGGTCGATCTGTAGCCGCTTATCCACGGACACATAGCCAAGCGGGATGGTGCCGCCGGTGGACAGGGCCTTGGTGGCGTTCTCGTGCATCCCGCGCGTCACGTCCTGCGCGAGGGATTTGCTGTAGAATTCGTCGAGACTCTCGAAGATGCCCTCGATCAGCGCGCCCTCCGGGTTGGCGCTGATGGGCTCGCACGCGCTGACCACCTTCACGCCATTCTGCCGGAGCCGGGCCTTGTAGACGGCGCTGTCGTACCGATTCCGGGCGAAGCGGCTGAACTTGTAGACGATGACCACCTCAAAGCCCCGGCGGCTGCTGTCGCGGATCATCCGCTGGAAATCCTCCCGGCGCTCCACGTCCCGGCTGGCGGACAGGGCGCGGTCGGTGTACGTGTCCACGACCTCGTAGCCCTCCCGGGCCGCGAACTCCTGACAGACCCGGAGCTGCCCCTCGATGCTGATCTCCTGCTGCTTCTCACTGGAGTAACGGGCGTAGATAACTGCTTTCATACGCTCACCCTCTGACAGGCGAGCCGATCGCCGCGTGGCCGTAGCGGATCAATCCACGATCCCCGCCGGTCACGTCCCAGGCAAACCATAGACAGATGATGACCAAGATCACAAGCAAGGCCAGCGCCACCACGCGCCAGACGCGCATTTGCTTTACTTCGGCGCGGAGGTGCTGCTCCCGCGCCTCGATCTCCGCGGCGTGGGCCTCTTTCAGGGTTTCCAGCGTGACGGCGGCGTTCCGTTCCATTACTTCCATTTCCCGCCGGTGGGCGGCCTTCATGTCGGGGACGTACTCGCTGCCATAGCTGGGCTCGGGCTGGGGATCCTCCGCTTCCTCCGGCGGAGGATCCAGCGGAATGCCAAGCACAGCACAGATCGAGAAGACCCGGTCAAAGGCGGGAACCGTCGAAGTATTCAAAAAGTTGTCGATGGTGCCTTTCGAGTTTATGGTCAGATCAGCCAGTTTTTGGGAGGATATGCCCTGCCGGGCCATTTCCGCCCTGACGTGCTCCCGGAGCGCGTCCATATCATACGGCTGCATAGGATCCTGTTCGATTTTGTCCATGTTTCTGTCCTCTTTCCCCTAGAAAAATTTGTCGAACGCTGGCGACCGCCAGAAAGATGTGATTGCGTCCGCGCATAACGACGTGATACACCAGTATCAGCAACGGCCAGCGCTTGCACTGGCTCCATTATAGGACGGCTCGCCCGAAAAGACAAGAGGAAAGGACGGAGGAAACACATGACAAATTATCAGGAGGAGATCCTGCGGATGGTGAAGGAGATCCGCACGCCGGAGATCCTGCGGAAGATCTACCGCGTCGTGCGGATGATGTACCGGGCGGAGGTGGGCCGATGAGCGCCGACGACCGCGCCCGCGTGCTGGCGCTGCTGGAAAGTTTGTGCCATTTAGACCTTTACAAGGTGGAAATTTATGCCGAGACGCTGCTGGAGATACACGGGGGGATTGCCAAACCAACAGCGGAGGAGTAAAATAGAGAAAACAGCCAAACAGGGAGGGGACAACATGAAAAAAAGGATACTGTGCCTGCTCATGGGAGCGCTGCTTCTGATGACCTCGACGGCGATGGCCGAAGGGCTTTCGCTGGCCGATAAAATAGCGGCACAAAAAGTTGAATACATATCAGAGTGGGACTTCTTCAAATACGAAAGAGAAAACGTGTATGTGATTAGATTCCGGCTGAAAGACAAAAACAAAGAAGAAATAACGGCTCCTGCGGAAGTGTCTATAAGAATCGAGGACGAAAGCGGAAAATCCATCCTGTCAAAACAATACGAACTAAAACAGGACAATTTCATCGAATGGACAAACTGGCATGGAGAAAAAACGATGGCCACAATATGCATTGAGCCAGAAGAACTTCCAGAAACGGAAACCGGAAAGGGAACCGTTTACATGACCGTGAAACTGTCCGGATTTTATGAATTCGACGAAGTAACCTATAGCACAAACGAGCTTCCCAAAAAAGACATCCTGAAGGAATGCGAATTAATTACCGAAGAAACGCCGATGGAAATCGAAGAAGACGGCTATTTCGGGGAAAGCTATAAGGTCAGGATCGATGAAATCAAATATGAATTTGAGGAATCGTGGGGAGACGGGGAAGTCTGGCTAAAGCTATACGTAACAGGAGAAAAAACCGATAGCACAAAAAAAGAAGACGAATATTGCTATATCGGATGGAAACTTTACGACGAGGAGGACTATGTTGTAAAAAGCGGAAGAATCATCACGGATAAACTGAAAACAGGAGATAAATTCCGCGATCTGGAAGAGGTCATTTACTCGCTGAAACCGGGAAAATACAGACTGAAAATAGTGGCTGACGACTGACACCCCCACAAAAAGAGACCCTCGGGCTTATGCCCGGGGGTCTTTTTGCGCTTCCCGAAGGTACTTGAGGACTTCGGTCAACAGGTCATCCGGCATGGATGCCACGGCGCGGAGTATGGTTTTTTTGGCTTCGCATTGGCCCTCCATGGCTTGGGTCAATAGCCGGATGTCGTTGGCGGATGCCGGATCGATCATGTCACCATCGCCCGTCTCCAACCAGCGGCGGGAGATGCCGAATTTGTCACAGATCACGTACTGAGCCTGTGGGGATACGACGTTCTGGCCGGATTCCCATTTCTGGACAGCGGACAGAGAAACGCCAACCGCTTCCCCGAAGGCCGTCTGCGATAAACCTGCGCTCTGGCGGATTTTTTTCAGCCGCTCGTTCATGACACCCCTCCTTTCACGTCTTATTATACCACAAAAACACAAAAATACAATGATTTTTGCGCACTAAATGAGTAAATAATGCTTGACAATGCTCATCTGGTGCGTTATACTATACCCATCAAGTGAGCGAGGAGGTGCGGAAAATGTCAGTAGAGGATCGGGCGAAAATCTGTAAAGAGATCGCAAAACTGGTCAACCAAATGACGGACGCTCAGGCCGAAGAAGTGGCGCGAAACATTGTGTTCGCTCAAACATATTACGAGCTGGGCCGACTGAGCGCCCAGAAGGACGATAACAAGGCCAGCGCGTGACGCTGGCGGAGGGAGGAAAACCATGAAGAAACCAGCGCCGCTCCGGGATTGGCCGAGGCGCTACCCGAACCTGCCGCTGTATCTGAGCATTATTGCCCTGCTGGCGGCCATAGCAGCGCCAATAGCCCGCGGATTTCTGGCCAGAATGACTTGACCAGCGCTGCGAGGGCGATGCCGGTCGTGATCCAGTAACGGATGGCGTCCCGACGGACTTCGGCCCGGTGCGCGGCCAACAGCGCCCGCCCGGCGGGCGTGATGTTGACGGTCTCAAAGCCGGAAACGACTGCACCGTCATCCCGTAGGAGCTTCATCTGCCCTTTCTCCAGCGGGGAAAGGGACGAAATTGGAAGCGGCCCGCCGCGGTCAAGGCGGCGAAGAAACGCATATTGATCGGACATCAAAAACCCTCCATCCATAAGATAACCAAAGCATATCACACAAGCCAAAGGGGGACAAGGACATGTTCAACCAAGCCCGATTCGACCTGATCCTCGCGCTGACGGGGGAGAAGATGATCGACGCGGCGGAGGCGATGGGAATCTCCATGGCCTCCCTGTACAACAAGCGTCACGGGAAAAACGACTTCACCAGCCGGGAGATCGAGGCGTTCTGCCGCCACTACATGGTCAGCCCCATGGACGTATTTTTCGAGGGGCTGGAAGACGACCTGCGGAAGGCCAAGGGAGGGCGGCGCGAATGACGGAACTCAAAATGCGGTCGTACCGACAGAAAGCGGCCCTGAGCCAGTGGACAGGCCCGGCTATCTATCACGGAATCGAGATTATCCCCCGGACGGGCCTCAACCTGCTGCGCTACAAGCGCCGTCTGCGGCGGATGGCCGCGCCGGTGTGCCCGGCGGATAAAACTTGGGAGGTCGTGCTGCTGTTCGCGGCGGCGGTAGGCGTGCTGGTCTACGCCTTCCTGCGGTGGTGGTTTCTATGGTGATGGGACGCGACTTTCTCCACGCCGTGCCGGGCCAGATGGCGACCCGCTTTGACCTCGGGACTCACCTATTTGCTCCAGACACGGTCACTGCTCCACGACACACCTGCGCCGACCCGCGAAAGATCCGAAGCGTCAAGACGCTGGAAAGCCAGCTCTGTTACAACGCCCGGTACGCGGTGGATTACAAGGGCCGGAAAGTGCCAGAGAGAAAGGCCGACGGGCGGCGCTGGGCGCTGAACCTCGGAGCCTGTATCGAGTGTGAGAGCCCCTGCGAGTACGGGATGGAGCGGCTACGACGGCTCAAGATCCACGAGCTGCTGGAGCTGGGTTGCGGGGCTGACTGCCTTACCTGCCCGGAGCCGTGCCGGGTGTACAAACTGGCCGTGGGGAAAATCGCGGCGGAGGAGATCCAGAAGGCCGCGAAACGGAAACAGGCCGAGGCCTTCGCCCGGGCGGCGCTGGCTCAATATCTGCCGGAGGGCGCGAAGCACCAAGAACGAGAACAGCCCCCAAAAGGGAGAGTCCACAGACGAAGCCCACAACGCGCCGCAGGCGTGGAGCGGGCCGAAAAAAAGGGTGAGCGCAGCGAACCGAGGACGAGCACGGCGCGAAGCGCCAGCGCAGGACGAAGCCCACAACGCGCCGCAGGCGTGGAGTGGGCCGAAAAAAAGGAGGAGACCCCATGAGCACGATGGTCTTGGACACACAGGCCCGGACGATCCTCGCACAGGACACAGCCAGAGCCGCCATGAGGGCGATCCAGTCCCAGGCCTATCTGGACGAGTGCGAAGCGTGGGCCCAGAAGTGGTGGGGCCTCCCCTACGCCGTCGTCCGCCGGAAGACCCCGGAGGAGCTGGAGCCCCAGCTGACGGCTTGGCTCGACACCCTGCGCCGCCCGGAGCCGGTGCTCTGCGGGAACGTGGAGGTCATCCCCTTTGAGCGGGGATAGGCCCGCATAGGGCCGAAGCCCACAACGCGCCAAAGGCGTGGAGCGGGCCGAACATGGGGCTGGGAGTTCATCAGGGAAAGAACGTCGCCGAAATGCGCGCGGCTGTGCTAACGCGGCGAAGGTGCGGGTTCGACACCCGCCCGCCCCACCACGGCGCGTCTGGTCAACGTGCCGGTTGTCAGTCCCTCCTTGAGAGGGGGAAACTCTCCTTCCGTTGTGTGACAAAGCGGAAAGACGCTTGGCGGCCCGGACAGACGGGCATTTCATGGGGCGCACGGTTTGGGCACGGGAACACAGGAATCCCGCACTGGCCGGTTCAACTCCGGCTGGCCCCACCAACCCCGGGATGGACACACCCGGGTAGCACCTCAGGCATGGGGTGTCATTACCTCCTAGGGGCATGACCCCGACCCTACCCCTTCACCATCTTTTCGGGGCGGGCGGCCCTCTGGCGCACGGAGATCTGGTACGTCACCGGCGCTTTAAGAGGGCCTATTTTATGGGGCCAAAAAAAGGCCCCGGCGAAAACGCCGAGGCCCGAACCAAAGGAATTAGGACTCTTGTATTATACCACGAACAAACCGAGAAATCAAATCAAGGGAGGAAGGACGATGGAACGAAGGAAATGCCGCCGCTGCGGTCATCCCATGACGCGGATCATCACCCAGACCATAGAACCGGGCGGAAGCCGCTGGAAGGCCTGTTACACCTGCCTCAGCTGCGGCTACGAGACTGCCACCGTGACCGCCAAGAGCAAAACGGCGGCGGAGGACGGGCTGGAAAAGTTCATGGACAGGGTCGACCGGGCGTATGAGGCCGCCACCAGACGAGCTGCCGCGCCAAAAAAGCCCCAAACGGCGGAAGCCGACCGGGCGCTGAATGCCTACGGCCTCTACTGCCAACTGTGCGAGACCCTGACCGGGAAACCCATTGCCAAGATGGACGAGCTGCTGACCGCCGCCCAAAAGACCAAGCGGGAGCTGGAAGCCTACAAGGGCGCGGGCCAGCGATACGAGGCGGAGATCGCCCGGCTGAAACGTATGGCGGCGGAGGATATCCTGATGGCGGCGCAGAGCAGATGCCCCTGCAATAGCTGCACGGAAAACCCGATTGACAAGGGCTGCACCTTTGAGGAGTGCGAAGGCTGCGACCACCGCTGCGTGTGTTATGAGTGCAACGACGATGAGAGCTTTGTATGGAGGGGCGGGAAATGACCGAAACCCGGAAACGAAAAAAACGGCTGTTTCATCGGCAGTTCGCAAGGTCGATCTCAAAATATCCTGCCTGCGAACATTTGAACATGGCTCTTTGGTATCTGCTCAAAAAGCCGGAAGAAAACCGGGATGCGATTGGCGAGATCGTGTATGCGATTGTGAAATCAGGCGGCTATATCAATGACGTTCACGAAAAAACGTTGAAAGAAATGGGGTTTATGCCATGACCGAAACGCCGAAGTGCCCCTATTGCGGGGCGGAATTGGAAGTGACCCATGCTTTCGTGAGCGATGCTACCGCGGCACATAAGTTGGTATACACCTGCTTCTGCCGAGAGTGCGGAGTATACACGCCCAAAAGGTCAACGCCGGAGGGAGCCCTTTCCGCCGCCCTCCACCGCGCCGAGCCGGAAATGCGGCCCCTGACGCTGGAAGAGCTGAAGGCCCATTGCGCGAAAGGGCGGGATGCTGAACCGCTGTGGGTGGAATTCAAGGAAGAATGCGCTATTTCCAGATGGATTTTTGCGGTTATCCCACCTGATGTTTTCGACAGACCTGTCCTTTCCGAGTGGATAGCAACGGACAGAAGCGAAAAATACGGGAAAGAATGGCGCTGCTGGCCCCGGAAGCCTACCAAGGAGCAGATGGCGGCGGAGAAGTGGGAGGAATGAACCATGAAAATACTGATAGCATGTGAAGAATCTCAGGCAGTATGCACTGAGATGCGACGCCTGGGACACGAAGCATACTCATGCGACCTGCAGGAGCCGTCTGGCGGGCACCCAGAATGGCACATCATGGGAGATGCGCTGGAATCGCTGAAGGGCGGGACAATCGTAACAATGGACGGAGAAACGCACTGCGTCCCAAAGTGGGATATGCTGATTGCTCATCCGCCGTGCACATATCTTACAAACGCGGGAGCCGTCCGGATGAGAGTAAACGGAGAAATCGTTTTGGAAAGATATGCAAAGGCCATGGAGGCAAAAGAGTTTTTTATGGCCTTCTGGACGGCGGACATTGAAAGGATCGCCATTGAGAATCCAACGCCGATGCGGCTTGTGCAACTGCCGCCGTACTCCCAGGCGATACAGCCTTATGAGTATGGACATCCATACAGCAAGCGCACATGCCTGTGGATTAAAAACTTGCCGCCGCTGATCCCGACAAAAATCATCGCAGAGCACACGCCTTACGTAAACGGCGGATACAAAGACGCAAATGGCAACTACAGGCGATTCAAAGAACGCGACATGAAAACGCGCTCGAAAACATTCCCCGGCATCGCCCGCGCCATGGCGGAACAGTGGGCCGGAAAAGCGGAGGTTGAAACGCTATGACCTGCAAGCATATATCTGCCCTGCTGGTGCTGGCGCTGGACGCTATCGCCCTGACCGTGTGCGCGGGGCTGGCCGCCGGGCGGAACATGTGGCCGTGGATCGTCGGCTACTGGGCGGTGCTGACAATCAAAAATATCGTGGACTGGATAGGGAGGGAAAAAGAATGACCATCAAAGGGCTACAAAAGCTGATCGGCAAGGATGCCTACAACCTGACGCTCATCAACTGCTACGGAGCTGGGGGCATGATCGTCCGCCAGCACCTGAGCGTGTGGGGGCGGGCGATCTACCCCATGGACGGACTGCCCGTCATGGACGAGGAGACGCTGCTGGCGGTGCTGGACGTGCCGCGGGAAAAGTGGAAAAACTGCCACGTGCTGACGGCGGACGCGGACAGCACCCTTCTGACGGCGATGATGGAGGACAATCTGGACAGCGACCGCCCGCTGGAGGAGATGGGCATTCAGCTCATCACCGGCGAAGGGGGGTACAAGTTTCTGCTCGACCCGCTGCGGGACGAGTGCTATGCCATCCGCCCGGAGTACCTCAAGCCCATCGGCCTGACCAGCGAGCACACGTACTGGCTGCGGGAGACCGGCTGGGACGACAAGACCGGCGAGGCCAAGCACGTGATCGTCGTCAAGCTAGGGATGCAGAACGTGGCCGCCATCGCCCAGAACATCGACTGGGGAAGCGACGAGAAGACCGTAGCCCAGCTGGGCCGGATCTGCGACAAGGCCCGCGCCATCCAGCGGGAGCGGGCGCTGTATGCCGGGGAGGAAAAAGAGGAATGACCATCACAGAGGCCACCCGCCGAGCCATGGCGGAGGGGAAGAATATCGCCCGCCGCTGGTACGACCGGCGGATCATCATCAAGCCGGAGACCTCGCCGGACTGCTGCCTGATCTGGGTGGAGGGAAGCAGACGGCCGCCCGCCGTGCGGTGGAACCCGGACGCGGACGACCTGATCTCCGACGCGTGGGAGGTCACGGGTGACTGGTATGAACCGTGACCCTCTATATATAGTAGAAACACCTGCGGAGCCTACAGATAGTGCCGAGCCAAGCGCCCCAGAAGGACGCGGGCCGACAAAACGAATCCCTCTCTGCTGCCAGCGCTGCGCCCACTACCGCCCGACCTTCTACCTCAAGATCGGGCGGGAATGCGCGGCCTTCGGCACGGTTGCGGGGGTGCTGGACGATAAGTGCGGGTTTTACGCGCCGAAATGACGCGGGGCGGATAGCGCCCTATACGACCCTGTAACACAATTAACTATACGCACATATGCATGATTACTCATATGTGCGGGAGCCGACAAAGGGGGAGGGGGTACGCCCTAGGGCGACCGGGGGAAACGTCAGGTTTCCCCCACTCGCCCTGGGCCCTCCCGAGGGAAAGAGCCAAGGGCGAGTGGGGGAAACCATCATGGGCTATTACGAGAAGCGGATCCAGTCGGGGCCGTATCTGGAGGTGTACCGCTACCATGCCCTGCGGTCGCCGGGGAAACAGACCCCAAGGGGCCCGGCGGAGCGGGACACCACCGAGTATCAGGAGGAGCTGAACTCCGTCGCCGCGTGGAAAAAGCTCCTCCGGCTGGTACTGTGTAATTTCAGCCGGGCGGCGGGGGATCTCTTCGTCACCGTCACCCACCGGGAGCGGATCACCGAGGCCGACGCTCTCCGGGAGGAGCGGAACCTGATCGCCCGGCTCAAGCGGCTGCGGAAGCGGCTGGGCCTCTCCGAGCTGAAGTACATCGCCGTCACGGAGGAACAGGGGCGCTGGCATACCCACCTGATCCTCAACGGCGGCATGACGCTGGAACAACTGGTCAAGGTCTGGGGCGACCGGGGCCGGGTGGCGGTCTCCACGCTGGAAGACCAGAACAACTACCGGGAGCTGGCCCGCTACCTGACGACCGATCACAAGGAGTGCCGCCGGAAGACGGACGAGCACGGCGACCCGGCCCTCAAGACCCCGCGGCGGAAATATCAGCGCCGCTGGCACGCCAGCCGGAACATCGCCCGGCCCGTGGAGAAGGTCAAGCCAGCGCCAAAGCCCCGTCTGGGCGAGCCAAAGCCGCCAAAGGGCTACCGGCTCCTGCCGGACTGGCGCTTCGGGGTGGACGTGCTGGGCTATTACTACGTGGATTACGCCTGTATGGCGGAGAAATGGGAACCGAAACCGCCGAAGGGAGGAAAACGGAATGCCAAAAAATCCAAGGGAAGCCATCCCCGAGCCGACAAAGAGGGTGAGCGAAGCTCGCGACCTTCTGGGGCGCGAGCCGACAGAAAGCGTGGAACAACAGCGGCTCTTCCAGTGGGCGCGGATGGCGGCGGGCGCTCACCCGGAGCTGGGGCTGCTCTACCACATCCCAAACGAGGGAAAGCGAAGCGTCAAGACCGGGGCCAGAATGAAGGCCGAGGGCCTGAAAAAGGGCGTGCCTGACGTGTGCCTGCCGGTGGCCCGGGGCGGCTGCCACGGCCTGTACATCGAGCTAAAGCGGGAGCGGAGCGGGCGCGCCACGCCGGAACAGGTGGCGTGGATGGACGCGCTCATGGCGGAGGGGTACGCCGTCAGCCTGTGCCACGGCTGGGAGCGGGCGGCGGAAGCCATCGAGGCCTACTTGGAGGGAGGCGGGGAGAGTGGAAAGTGAACATCCCTACAGACCGGAAACCCAAAAGCCGCCGAATCCTGCCAAGGAGGCCCTGCGGGGCTACCGCTCCCTGCTGCGCCAGCGGGAGGAGGTGGAGCGGGAGGTGGAGGAGCACTACGCCAGGGCCACGTCCTGCACGGTGAGGCTCAAGCCATACAAGGCGGCGGGCGGCTCCGCCAGCTACGACCGCATGGCGGAGGACGCGATGAGCGCCGCGGATGCACGTCAGGAGCTGGCCGCTATGGACGAGGCGCTTGCCGCCGAGCTGCGCCGACTCCGGGAGATGCTCACATGGCCGGAGACGGCCAACCAGCGGGAGGTCATCCTCCGGCGCTACCTGCGGGGCCAGCGCTGGGAGGCCATCGCCGCCGCCATGTGCTGCGACAAGGTCACCGCGTGGCGCTGGCACGGCGACGCGCTGGTCACCATTAACCAACGGCTGGCGGAGGAGGGACATCATGCGCCATAAACAGATCACCATGGGCGAGATCACGCCGGAGTATCAGGCGTTCACGGACAAGTTCAAGCCCAAATTGACCACGGACGACTGCTACACGCCTGACAACATCTACGAGGTGGTGCGGAGCTGGGTCTTTGAGCACTACGGCCTCACGGCCGATACGCCCGTGGTGCGGCCCTTCTGGCCGGGCGGGGACTATCAGGCGGAGGAGTACCCGGATGGCTGCGTGGTCATCGACAACCCGCCATTCTCCATCCTCGGGGAGATCGAGAACTACTATCTGGACGCGGGAATCCCGTTTTTCCTCTTTGCGCAGGGGACTACGCTTTTTAAGTCGGATAAGCGCATCCACTACGTCATCGTCGGGGAGAGCGTCACATTTGCCAACGGGGCCAGCATCAACATCAATTTCGTCACCAGTCTTGGCGACTACCTGATCGAGACCGCGCCCGATCTCTATCAGCGGCTCAAGGAGGCCAACAAGGCCAACCTCCGGGAGACGGTCAAAGAGCTGCCAAAGTACGCCTACCCGATGGAGGTTGTCACGGCGGCGCGCTGTAAGTACTACGCCGCCCACGGAACCGCCTACAGGGTCAGGCCGGAGGAGGCCCATTTCGTCCGTAAACTGGACGATCAGGACAGACTCGGTAAGGGGATTTACGGTGCGGGTTTCCTGATCTCAGAGAGGGCTGCGGCGGAACGAGCTGCGGCGGAAAGGGCTGCGGCGGAACGAGCTGCGGCTGAGAGGGCTGCGGCGGAACGAGCTGCGGCTGAGAACGCGTCCGCCACCGTGTGGGCGTTGAGCGCCCGGGAAAAAGAGATCATCCGATCATTGGGCCAGCCGTAAAGTTGTAACGCCATGCAATGTTTTTTCTGGTATATTGGTATCAGGGATTCAGACACAGGGAGCGGCCAAGCGGCTGGCTCCCTGTTTTGTTGGAGGCGGCTATGGATGGGACGGACTATGAGCGCCTGATGGCCCTGTGCGGGGAGATGGATCTGGGCGCGGAGCCGGAGAGACCGGCGGAGGAGCCGGAGGAAAAGGAGCCGGGAACGCGGATGCGGATCCACACCGAGCGCGGTAAGGCGATCTTCGACAAACGCCGCTTTACCTCCGAGACGGCGCTGATGGCCGCTGCGGACTGGTACTGGCGGCCCGGATGCGTCTACCACGTGCTCACCGGCGGCGACGTGGACTTCCTCACATTCCTCCGTTTCGCCATGCGTCAACAACCGGCGGAGTACCTGATGGTCTCCAGCTGGTGCTACGGCGTGGAGGACGTGGCGGAGATCGCCTCGTGGGTCAGCCGGGGATACGTCCGGCGGCTGGATGCCTATATGGGAGAGATCGCGGCGGCCAGCTACGCCCTATGCCAGGAGGAGCTGGCGGCGGCTGCCGAGGCCACCGGCGGGCGCGTGGGCGTGTTCCGCAACCACTCCAAGGTGGCCGTCATCCTCGGCGACCGATTCAGCTGCGCCATCACGTCCAGCGCCAATATCAACACCAACCCGCGGGCGGAGAACACCGTCATCACCTGCGACCGTGACGTTGCCCTGTGGTACAAGGCGTACTACGACGGCATTCATCCGTTCAACGGCTCGCCGGAAGGATGGGAGCCGTATGAAACACGCTGAGAAGAATCCACACTACGACCGGGCGCGCCACAAAGCGTGGCGCGAGAAGGTGCTGCGCCGTGCCCATGGCCTGTGCGAGGAGTGCGCACGGTATGGCCGCGTTGGTAAGGATGGGCTGCCCATCCCGGCGACCGTCGCACATCACATCCAGCACCTCGACGAGCACCCGGAGCTGGCATACGTCGTCGCCAACGGTCGCGCCCTGTGCGCCGATTGCCACAACCGCGCGCACCCGGAAAAGGGCGGCCGGAGGTAACCCCCCCACCCCTCCACTCCCATTTTGGGAGGGTGGCCGACCGGGGGCGGGCTAGGCGTATATGCGCGGGGAAATTTTGAGGAGAGGGGGTAAAGCCGAGGTGGAACCAAAAACTTCCAATGACGCGCGCGCGCGAGCGCGCACGGACAAAGAGCCCGAAAAAGCCGGGGAAAAATCCGCGAGACGGACACCGATGGAGCGAAAAAAACGGACGATCATCGAGCGGATGCAAAAGCTGGGGACTTACAAGCCTCAATACATGGAGGCCATCAATCGGACGGCAAAATTGTACGTTCAGATGGACGAGATCGAGGCGGCGTTCGAAAAATCCGGCGGAAACGTAGTCGTCACGCACACCAACAAGGCCGGAGCGAAAAATTTCGTTAAAAACCCTTTCTTACAGGCACGCGACGAGGTCTACACGCAGCTGCTAGCCCATGAGCGTGAGCTAGGACTTACCCCTGCGGCGCTCAAACGGATCAACGAGGCGGCTATGGCAAAAGAAAAGAAAAGCACGCTAGGTGAGGCGTTGAAGGCGTTGAGCGGATGATGCGAGGCAAATATGCGGAGACGGTATGGGAATATGTGCAGAGCGTACTCAGCGGGGAGCGGATAGCCTGCCGGGATCTGACGCTTGGGTGTAGGCGATTCGCGGAAATGGTGGAGAGCGGAAAGTACGATATCAAAACCAAGGACGCGGATTTCGTGATCGGGATCATCGAGGCGACGTTCAAGCATAGGCAAGGAGAAAACTTAAAGGGCGAGCCAATGCGCGGAAAGCCCTTTTTACTTGAGCCTTGGCAAAAGTTCTGCCTGTACGCCATGCTGATTTTCTTTAAGCCGGGGACGGAGGAGCGGCTGGTAAAAGAGGCTTTTATCTTCATCCCGCGCAAAAACAGTAAAACGCTGTTCGCGGCGGCGATTGCCTACGGGCTGGCAATCCTTGAGAGGGCCAGCGGGGCGAAGGTGTACGTTGTGGGCGCGGCCCTTAAACAGGCCATGGAAAGCTTTGACAACTGGCGCTACAACATCGAAAACAGCCTATACGGCAGCCGAAAAGAGGCGGAGGCGGACGGCTGGAAGATTCTCAACAACAGTTTCGGTCACAGTATCAGCCATGAGAATCTGGCGGGCGGGTCGATCAGTCTAAACGCGCTGGCATCCAACCCGGACAAACAGGACTCGTTTAACTGTAATATCGTCATCGCAGACGAAATCCACGCCTACAAAACGCCGAAGCAGTACAACATCCTCAAAGAGGCCACAAAGGCGTACACAAATAAGCTGGTGATCGGTATCACCACGGCGGGCGACGACGGGACGGGCTTCTGCGCCCAACGCTTGGAGTATTGCCGAAAGATCCTCAACGGGACAGTGAAGGACGACGCGTATTTTATCTTCGTGTGCTGCGCCGATGCGAATGAAGACGGAGAGATAGACTTCACTTCGCCAATCCAGCACCAAAAAGCAAACCCAAACTACGGGATCACGATCCGGCCTGCGGACATCATGAACGATGCCCTGCAGGCCCAAAACGACCCGCAGCAGCGAAAGGATTTCTTTGCAAAGTCGCTGAACCGCTTCACGGCAGCGCTCAAGGCGTACTTTGACGTGGAGGAGTTCCGGCGTAGCAACAGGCGGGCGGAGGAAGCACTGGGGATCAAGCCGGAGTGGACGACGGAAAGAAAAATGCGGGCACTTGCGGCACTGCGCGCGGACTGGTACGGCGGCACAGACCTGTCCAAACTGCATGACCTGACGGCGGCGGCGCTGGTGGGACATTATAACGGGATTGATATTATCATCACCCATGCATGGTTCCCAATCGTAGCGGCGGCCAAAAAGGCGGACGAGGACAATATTCCCCTGTTCGGATGGCGGGACGATGGCTGGCTGGATATGTGCAACGCGCCGACCAACGACGCGACGACCGTCGTCAACTGGTACAAGGCGCGAAAAAAGGATGGATTCAAGATCCGCCAAGTCGGACACGATCGAAAGTTCTGCCGCGAATATTTCCTAGAGATGAAACGGGCGGGCTTCCGAATCGTCGATCAACCGCAGTACTTCTACAAAAAAAGCGAAGGCTTCCGACACATCGAAAGTCAGGTGAAAAATAATCACCTGTATTACCTCGGAAGCGAAGCCTACGAGTACTGTGTGCAAAACGTCCGGGCCATTGAAAAAACGGACGACATGATCCAATACGAGAAGATCCAGCCACAGCACAGGATCGACCTGTTTGACGCGTCGGTCTTTGCGGTGATACGAATGCTGGAAGACATGGAGAGGATAAGCGATGCAAAAAGCTGGTTGGATGAGTAAGTGGTTTCCCACCGGGCGAAGCAGAGACAAGCCCGGAAAAGTAAAAAGGTCTGGGGTGCTTTGCTCGCCGGACGTGTGGACGATCCTGTGCGGGGACGGCTACAAGCCGGTCACCTCCTGCCCGGAGGTGCAGATGTGCGCCGGTGTGTATGCTGACCTGATCTCCTGTATGACGATCCATCTAATGCAGAATACAGATCAGGGCGACGTGCGGATCAAAAACGAGCTTGCCAAAAAGCTCGACATATCGCCAAACAAGGACATGACGCGGAGCACGTTCATGTCCTTGCTGGTTTCTACGCTGATTCTGCATGGAAATCAGGTGACGATCCCTCGGTACAGTGGCGAACTGTTGGAGGAGCTGCAGCCCGTCAAACCGTCCATGGTAAGTTTTAGACAGGACGGGGAGAGCTATCGAGTGCGCGCAGGTGGCCGGGAATACAGCCCGGACGAAGTGCTGCACTTTCTGATTCGTCCAGACCCGGAGCAGCCGTGGCAAGGGCAGGGATTTCAAGTCGCGCTTGCGGACGTGGTGCGAAGTCTACGGCAAACAAACGCCACAAAAGAAGCAATCATGAAAAACCCTGTGCCGTCCGTTATCGTCAAAGTCAATGGACTTCTAGAAGAGCTCAATAACAGAGATGGCCGAAAAAAGCTAAGGGATCAATATCTGGATGACAGCGAAGCGGGAAAACCGTGGATGATTCCGGCAGACACCATAGACGTAGAGCAGGTAAAACCGCTCACCCTGAACGATCTGGCAATCGAAAAGAGCCTAGAGCTCGACAAAAAGGCGGTAGCGGCCATGATGGGCGTTCCGTCTTTTTTGGTAGGCGTAGGCGAGTTCAAGCGGGAGGAGTTCAACTGGTTCGTGTCCACCCGGGTCATGGCAGTGGCGAAAAGCATAGAGCAGGAGCTGACGAAGAAGCTGCTGTACTCGCCGGAACTGTACTGGCGGTTTAACTATCGGAGCTTGCTCAACTACGACATCGGCGAGTTGGTCAACGCGGGTAAAGAGATGGTCGACCGCATGGCGCTGCGGCGGAATGAGTGGCGCGACTGGCTAGGCTTTGCGCCAGATCCTGATATGGACGAGCTGCTGGCGCTGGAAAACTACATCCCGGCGGATCGTCTGGGAGATCAAGGCAAACTCGTGGGAGGAGGTGAAAGCGATGAGGAGTGAACGACAGACCCGTGGCGGCGCAACTCGCTTTGAAACGCGGGAGGAAAACGGCAAAAAGAAAATCGAGGGTTACTTTGCCGTGTTCGACAGCAACTACGAGATCTTTGACGGGGCGACGGAAAGCATCGACCGCCACGCCTTTGACGGGACGCTGGACGGAGATATCCGAGCACTGATCGACCACGAGACGCGTCTGGTGCTGGGCCGCACGACGGCTGGCACTATGACGCTGCGAGTGGACGAGCACGGCCTGTGGGGAAGCATCGAGATCAACGAGCAGGACAGCGACGCAATGAATCTGTATGCGCGGGTACAACGGGGCGACGTGAGCCAATGCTCCTTCGGCTTCGACATCCTCCAAGAGCGGACGGACGTGGATCCGGGGACTGGGGCCGTCCATTGGACGATCGAGCGCGTAAAGCTCTACGAGGTGTCCTGCGTGACGTTCCCGGCGTACAAGGAGACTGCCATTTCCGCCCGGGCGGCGGAATATCAGGAAATTAAAAAACGACAGATCGAGCTCTGGAAAGAGCGAATGAAAGCGAGGCTAAAAAAGAATGGCATTGAGACAGGTCATCCTCGGTAAAAAGATCGGGGATCTGAACAAAGAGCTGGCGGCGGAGGAAACAAAAGAGGCCGAACTGCGGGAGCGCAGGGCCGAAATGGAGCGCCGCGAGGCGGAACTGACGGAAGCGGTGGAGGAAGTCACCGAGGAAACCAGCCCGGAAGAAAAGGAAGCGCTGGACGGCGAACTCGCCAAGTACGAGGAGGACGACAAGGCGCTGGCAGCGGAGGAAGAAGAACACGAGACCAAGCGACAGGCCATCAAGGCCCAGATCGCGGAGCTGGAAAAGGAGCTAGAAGAAATCAACGAGCGCAGCGCCTCCACCGGCAAAAAGGCGGAAGACCGCAAAGAAAGGAAGGCTGAAAGACCTATGGAGAATCGGAAATTCTTTGGAATGGACGTACAGGAGAGAGACGCATTTTTTGCGCGGGAGGATGTGAAAGGCTTCCTGCGGACGCTGCGCGAAGTAGGCCGCGAAAAGCGGAGCATCACCGGCGGCGATCTGACGATCCCGGACGTGATGCTGGGCATTATCCGCCAGCAGACCGCTGAGAACAGCAAGTTGCTGAAACACGTGACTGTGCGTCAGGTTCCCGGCACTAGCCGGATGCTGGTGGCGGGCGCTATCCCGGAGGCCGTATGGACGGAGATGTGCGCCAAGCTAAACGAGCTTGCTCTGAGCTTTACCAATGTGGAGATGGACGGCTACAAGGTGGGCGGCTTCATCCCCGTATGCAACGCCCTGCTTGAGGACAGCGATATCGCGCTGGCGACCGAGGTACTGACCGCCATTGGCCGAGCTATCGGCCTTGCACTGGATAAGGCTATCCTGTACGGCACGGGCACCAAGATGCCGCTTGGTATCGTGACCCGTCTGGCCCAGAGCAGCGAGCCGAGCGGCTACTCCACCAAAGAGCGGACGTGGGCCGATCTGCACACCAGCCACCTCAAGGCCATCACCAACAAGACCGGCGTGGAACTGTTAAAGGAGATTGCGACGATCAGCGGCGCGACCAGAAACGATTACGCCAGCGGCGCGAAGTTCTGGACCATGAACGAGGCGACCAAACTCAAGCTGACCGTGGAGGCCATGAGCCTCAACAGCGCCGGTGCGCTGGTAACGGGTATGCAGGACGTGATGCCGGTCATCGGCGGCACGATCGAGACCCTCAACTTCATTCCGGACAACCAGATCATCGGCGGCTACGGCGAACTGTACGTGCTGGCCGAGCGTGCGGGCGTAAAGCTGGCCACCAGTGAGCACTGCCTTTTCATTGAGGACCAGACCGTATTCAAGGGCACTGCCCGCTACGACGGCAAGCCCGTGATCGCGGAGGGCTTCGTCGGTATCGGCATTGCCGGTACTGCGCCGGACGCTGACGACGTGACCTTTGCCAGCGATACCGCAAACCCTTAAGTGCGGCCCTGCAAAAGCTGGAAGTAGGGTCGCTGAGTCTGTCTCCCAAATTTAACCCGGAGACGCTGGAATACACCAGCACCACCACAGGAGCGTCCGCCAAAGTGACCGCCACGGCGGCCAAAGCTGGCGCTAAGATCGAGATCAAAAACGGCGCTACGGCGGTGACCAACGGAGGCTCTGCCACGTGGGCGACCGGCGCTAACGTGCTGACGATCAAGGTGACCTACGGTACGACCGTGCGAACCTACAAGGTGACGGTCACTAAGAGCTAAGAGACGGGAGTGGGCGTGATTCGCGCCCGCTCCCCTATTCCCAGAAAGGAGGGCGCACATGGACAAAACGACGGTGCTGTCGCTGGTCAAATCCCGTCTAAACCGCTTACAGAGCGATACCAGTATGGACGACTACCTGCTGGTGCTGATCGACGCGGCGGAGGAAGAACTCAAGCGGACGGGGATCACCATCCGGGAGGGAAGCGCCGACGACGCGTTCCTTCTGACGAATCTGGCCGTGTGGCGATACCAAAACCGGGACAGCGCGGGGGCCATGCCTCCGTGGCTTGCCCAATACCGGCGGGAGCGCTGGCTGGCGGAAAGGGCGGTGCATGAGGATGCTCCTTGATAGTGGTATCTGCACTGTGTTTCAGCGGGAGGACGTATCAGAGGGCGGCGGAATGCCGAAATATGACTACACCGTACTGGCAAAGAGCTGGTATGGCGAGCTGGACTTTGAGACCGTGCCTGTAAACCCAAACGGCAAACGTGAGGACACCGAGGCCAGCTCAAGGATCCGAATCTACCAAAACCGCCAGATCGACAACCACGCGGTGGCAGTGCTGGCGGACGTGGACGCACTGCCGAAAACCGGGGTGCGCTACGACGTGACGCGAGCCTATCACGGCCATGACGACGATAACGGCCAGCCCATTACCGACCTAACCCTAAAGGCGGTGGAAGCATGACACTGACGGAGTTTGGGCGGCTGCTGGCGACGGTAGACCCGGATGTCAAGCACCACGTCAGCGCCAAGCGCGGGAACTATACCACGTGGGCCGAGTATGAGCGCATCGACGCTTCGGCGGATGGTATCAATCAGGGCGGATGGAAAGTACAGGTGGAGCGATACACGCGGGACGAGTACGATGAGATTGCGGCAGCGCTGTACGACCTGCTACAGCACCGGGACAACGTGGCCGTGGAGTACCTGATGGACAGCGAGGGCGACGGCGAGGATCTGGTCATCCGGCACCTGTTCGATTGCGAGGTGTGGTGAGATGGCTAATTTCCATGTGCAGGGGATTGACGGAATCGCAAAAGGGCTGGAGCTGCTGGGCCAGAAAACCGGCCCAATGGCGGAGGATATGCTGCACGCGGGCGCGCTGATCCTGATAGGGACATGGAATCGGGTCATCATTGCCAGAGGCCACGTAGAGACCGGGGCAATGCTGCGGAGCGTCAAGGCGACAAAGCCCAAGATCAACAAGGACGGAAACCTAGAGATCCAAGTCTATCCGCAGGGAGCGGAAAGAAAAGAGCATCGGAAAAAGCCGGTCAGAAACGCCGAAAAGGCGTTTGTGCTGCACTACGGCTGGAAAAGCAAAAAAGGCGACCACTTTGTGGACGAAATCGAAGAATCAGGGACTCCAAAGGCAATAGATGCCATGGAGTACATCATGAGCAAGGAAATTGAAAGGAGTGGACTCTAAATGGCATTTGTGGGTATGAAGCACGTTGTAGCCGCCCCGATCAAAACGGAAGTAGCCGGTCAGGCTGTGACCTATGACGCGGGGGTGGAGATCGGCGCGGCGATCAGTGCGACGGTGACCATCAACCGCAACACCGAGGGCCTGTATGCTAACGACGCGCTCAAGGAGAGCGACAACAGCATCACGGGCGGAACCATTGACCTCAACATTGACGATATCAGCGACGACGCGGCGGAAAAAATTCTGGGGGTCAAAAAGACAGCAGGAGAAAGCCAAACTCCGACGGTCTTCCATGAGACGGGCGAGGCTGCGCCCTATGTGGGCCTTGGATACTACCGGGTGCGGCGGCTCAACGGCGTTGAGAGCTATCGGGCGTACTGGTATCACAAGACCCAGCTTTCCATGGCCAACGAAACGGCCAACACCAAGGCGGGGAGCATCACGTGGCAGACTCCTACCATCAACGGCAACATCATGGCCGTGGTCAATGATTCAAGCGGAAAAAGCAAGTTCCGGGACTACGCAGACTTTACGGAGGAATCTAAGGCGATCGCGTGGCTGGACACCAAGGCCAACGTGGCGGGGGCTTAAAAATGGCCGAGCTGAAAATGAAAGTGGCGGGGCGCGAGCTGCGCTTTGCCTTTGACTTACAGGCGTGGTTTGACGTGGAGACGGCCTTCGGAAGCCTGAGCGAAATGAACCGGCGGCTGGAAGAAAACGAGCGGCCTATGGAGGTCAGTATGGAGCTGGCGGCCATCACGGCCACGGCGGGAGACCGGGAGAGCGAGCCTGTGACGGTGGACTGGCTGCGGGAGCACCTGACCCCAAAACAGGCCAGCAAGGCCGCCATGCTGGCAAAAACGGCCTTTGTGGAGGGTATGACCCGCGACGAAGACGAGCCGGAGGGCGCTACGGACGTGGTGCTGGAAGAGCTCGAAAAAAAAACGAACGCCGAAGCCTGAAAGCAATCAGATTCTTGGGCTACGGGCTGACGGCGGGGCTCAGTCGGGCGGAGGCGCTCACTACCCCGCCGTCGGTTATCATGGAACTGTATTTGCAGCGGCGGGATTATGACGACCAGCTGCACGGAATCAAAAGAAAGCGCCTTGCGGATTGGAGTGACGAGTAATGGCGGTGCGGGAGATCAAGACAAGCATTGCACTGGACGGCGAGCAAGAATTTAAGCAGGCGCTGGCGGACGCGAGCAGAAATCTGCGCGTTATGGACGCAGACCTGAAAGCGGCTGCGACCGAATTTAAGGTTACAGGCGACGCACAGCAATACTACACGGACAAAAGCCGAAATCTAAAAGAACAGATCGCCCAGCAGGAGCAGGTCGTAGACATGCTGGTCAACGCGGTGCGGAAAAGCGCCGCCGCCTTCGGGGAAAGCGACGCAAAAACGGACGGGTGGCGCATCAAGCTGAGCAATGCCACCGCAAAACTGATGACCATGAAAAAAAGTCTCCAAGACACGGACAAGGAGGCGGAGGAGTTTGGGCGGGACAGTAAACGCGTCGGGAAACAGATCGAGGACGGGATCGGAGACGGCGCGGAAGAAGCCAACAAGAGCGTTAAAGACCTGATCGAAAACCTACAACAGGACATCGGGAGCATCAAGGGGAGCGTAGGCTTTCAGGTGGCGGCCACGGTAACGCAAACCATTTCCAGCGCCGTACAAGGGATGACGGAATTTGTGGAAAGCAACCGGGACTACCGCCGCGTCATGGAACAATACGAGATAGCCGCAGAAGCTGGAAAGCACAACAAGGATGCCATGAAAGAGATGCTGTTTAACATGGCGGCGTTCTCGGGCGACTTCGACGGTTCCGTTGAAGCAATGACAAACCTGATGCAAACGGGCCTTACTGCCGACTGGATGGAGAAAGCAACGGATATATTCTCCTATGCTTCGATCATGTTTAAGGACACCCTTAAACTTGAGCAGCTGTCCGGCGACTTTCAGGAGTCGGTGGCGACGGGGAAACCTACGGGCGCATTCGCAAATTTTGTGGAAAAAATGGGCGGGAGCGTCGAGGAACTCGAAAAAGTAATGAGCGACGCGGGAACGACGGAGGCCAAGGCCATTGCAGCGCTGACCTACGTAGCCCCGAAAGGATATAAATCCAATCTGGATTCATACAACGAGAAAACGTCGAGCCTACAGGATGCGGCGAAAGCACAGCTGGAGCTGGCGGACGCGTGGGCCGGAGTCTCGGAAAAGCTGGAGCCACTGACGACGACAATGACCGTAGAGATGACGGAGGTCGTGAAACTGCTTGGCGACACCATAGACGACCTAATGCCAGTGCTGGAAGACATCGTGAAAAAAATCGGAGCGGTGGCACGGAAAGCGGTAGGCGTTATCGACGACATTCACGATCTGGGGATCTTTGGGCTATTTGGAACCCACGCGGGCGAATCGGACGAAGAAGCACGGGCGGCGGTAGAGGGCTCTCTGAAAAATCAGCCAAGTAAAGAAACAATGGAAAACTATCTCCCGAACGACTATGAAGCCCAAAAAGCGGCTATAGCGGCCGGGAAAAGTGCCGGAAGCGAATACGCGAAAGCACTCATCGGAGAGGCGGAGGGCGCGCTGCTGGACGACGAGAGCCTACAGAACGCCATTGACCTGCTGACGAGCGGATGGACGCTGGGCGGAGAGGATGAGGCCGCGAACCGACTGGAACAGCTGGGGCTGACGGCCGAGCAGAAACAACAGGTCATCGACGAGATGGGAAAACTGGGGATGGACATGAGCGACAGTCTGGACACGTCGCTGACCGACGGGATGGGTGCTGCCGGGGCGAATGCCGCCGTGGCGGGACAGAACGTGGGGATCAGTGCCCAAAACGGGCTGAGCAAGGGATTCGCGGCGGCGTATATTACGACGGTGGACTGGGTCAACCGTATCAACGCGGCGGCGGCCAGCCTCGGGAGCGGGCTGGGGGCCGTGCCCACGTACGGCCTGAGTAACGGCGGATACTTCGGCGGGACGCTGGGGCGAAACCGTCTGAGCGTGACAATCCCGCTGAATATCAACGGGCGCGAGGTGGCGCGGGCCACGGCCAGCGATATCAGCGCCATACAGGGCCAACAGTCGAGCCGCGCGTCTCGGCTGCCGTAAGGAGGGAACGAGATGAGGTTTAACGGCGTGGACGTGCGGGACATCCACCCGCGAATCAGTATCAGCAAGGAGATCCCGCCGGGCTGCCCGGAGCGGACGGTGGAGACCGTCCAAGGATGGGACGGCGAGACCTTCGCGGCGGTGCGGACGGGACAGGGCGAGTATGTGGCGCGGATCAATATTGCCTGTCGGACGCGGGACGACGCGTGGGAGGCTCGGTCGCGGCTGGCCCGGTGGGCTGCCAGCTCCGGGGACGGCGTGGGAGAGTTGGAACCGACCCATTGGCCGGGGAAGGCCTACGAGGCGGTGCTGGGAAGTATCTCCGCGCCGGAGTTTACGTTCGGCTTTGCGACGGTGGACGTGACGTTCGTCCTCCCCCGCCCATATGCCCATGACACCTATATCAGCCGGGCCAGCGGGACGGGCGGCGCGGAAATGGCCGTCAGCGGGGACGGCGTATGCCGCCCCACTATCCGCCAGACCCTCGCGGCGGAGGTGGAAGGGCTGACGTGGAAGCTGGACGGGAAAGCCTTTCTGACGCTGGTGGGGACGCTCACGACGAAGGCGGTGGTGGAGATGGACACCAAGGCCGGGAGCCTGACCGTGAACGGATCCCATGCGGAGAGCCTGATCGACTATACGGCCAGTCTGTGGCGGCCCGGCTTTACGCCGGGGGTACACAAGATCACCAGCACGGACGGCGGCCAAATGGAAGCGAGTTGGCGGAACGAATGGATGTAGTGTATATCTTCGACGCGGCACGGCGGGTGCGGAAAGTGCTGCCCGGCGGCGTGAGCGAGCTCGTCCACAAAGAGGCGGACTACGAGCTGGAGGCCGAGGTCACCATGGGCGCGGGCGTGCGCCCGGGGGAATTTCTCGGCTTCCGCTGTGTGGACGGGCGTTTCCGCCTCTTTGAGGTGGACGAGACCGAGGAGGACGACCTGCTGGCCGTGACGCGGATCACCGCCACGGACGCGGCGGCGGCGGAACTGACGGAAAAGGTGATCGAGCACGTGGAGCTGACGGACAGCGCCCCGGCGGACGGTGCGGCGGCGCTGCTGGCGGGGACGGCGTGGGAGATCCGGGCCGCCGCTGCCGGGAAGCGGAAAGCCACGCTGACGGTGTACTACCAGACGGCGTGGGAGGCGCTGCGGGACATGGCGACGGCGTGCGCGGTGCGGGTCGTGCCCTATTACGATTTCAGCGGCGGAGCCATCACGGCCCGATGCATTGACCTACAGGAGATGGAGCCCATCTTCCGGGGCCGTATCTTCGACAGCGCCACCGACGCGGGGAGCGTGTATCTGACCCGGACGGGGAGCCCCTGCACGGTGGCCTACGGCGTGGGTAAGGCCACCGGCGAAGGAAACGACCCGTCCCGGCTGACCATTGCGGGCGTGACGTGGAGCAAGGCGGGCGGAGACCCGGCGGACAAGCCGTCCGGCCAGACGTGGATCGCCGACGAGGCCGCGCTGGCCAAGTACGGGCGGAAAGAGATGGTCTTCAGCGACCAACAGATCACCGACGCGGCGGAGCTGCTGGATAAGACATGGGAGGCGCTGGAAGCCCAGCGGGAACCCATCATCGGCGGGACGGCCACCGTCCAAGATATGGAGATGCTGCCCGGCCAGAGCCACCGAAAGATCCGGCTCTACGATCTGGTGGCGGTCATCACCAGACAGGGGGAGACCTTTACCAGCCAAGTGGTGGACATCGAACGCGACTACATCCGCCCGGAGGAGACCAAGATCAAGCTGGGCGCGGAGAAGGACGAGTGGAAAAAGAGCCTGACAAAACAGATCGCCAGCATCAAGAGCGACCTTGCCAAGGCCCGGGGCGGCGCTGGCCGGGCCGGGAACAGCGCCGAGAAGAATAAGGAGCTGATCGTGGAGAACATGGACTTGATCCGACTCCACACCATCGCCATCAACGATCAGGCCAACAAGATCAGCGAGACGGAGATCAAGCTGGAAAAGGCCACAGTGCGGATCACGGCCAATGAAAAGATACTAGCCAGCCAAGGAGACCGCCTGAGCAGCACGGAGATCCTGCTCAACGGCTCGGATACCACCATCGGCCTTGTGGCCAAGGTAGAAGCCAACAGCGAGGCGATCTCGTCCGCCAACATCCGCATAGACGGTCAGGCCGCCGAGATCCAGCTGAAGGTCTCCAAAAACGGCGTGATCTCCTCCATCAACCAGACCAGCGAAAGCATCACCATCAGCGCCAACAAGGTCAACCTCAAGGGCTACGTGACGGCCAGCGACCTGAGCGCGGAAGTGGCCAACATCAACAAGTTTTTCGCGGGGACGGCTCAAGCCCAGCGGATGGACATCAACAATCTGACCACACAGACCTTTCAGGCGACCAACGTGTCGCTTATCAACTACGACTGCGGCTGGAAAACCAAGACCTTTGTAACAGGCGTATCGTTCCCACGATACGTGGAGGGAACGATCTACTACAAAGACCAGAACGGGAGCAATGCCCACATGACCGTACTCACCCCCAAAAAGAACTCAAACGGGAGCGTGTCATCCAAAGAAGTTGTGTATTTAGGGAGGGCCATAGACGACTGATGAAAGAGATCATTGAGAACGTCATCCAAGCGCTGAACAAGGTGGACACTCATGGGGAAAACAGTCTCAACTACCTGCTGGCCAGCATCCAGACATTGCGGGAGTTGCTGAAAACCATAACGGAGGCGAGCCGAAATGAAAATCAAGACGAGTAAGGGACACGAATACGAAGCGGCCTATCTGGGTGGGCCGACACAGCTCGGAGACCTCGTGATGCTCCAATACGCGGACGGGCGGCGGCTGCCGGAGATCGCCGCGGAATTTGACGGGCTGGACTGGCTGGAGCGGATCGACGAGGATCAGGGAAACAAGCACTTCGCGGGCTACTCCCGGCTAAGCGGGATCAGCCGAAACGGCGGAAACGTGCTGGTCGAGCTGGCGAAGGAGGGATGACCATGGCGGAGAGCGTTGCGCGGGTAGCGCGGTATGAAATCGAGCTGAACGACCCGCTGGTCAATCTCAACGTGCCGGGGCTGCTCGTACAGAACGACAAGCTGGCGGACACGGTGGTGCTGGCCGTCACCAAGGGCGGACAGGCTGCGACCCTGACCGGGGCGACGGCATTCGGCGAGTTTGAGCGCCCCGTGGACGGGGCGAAGATCCGCTGTGCCGGGACGGTCAGCGGCGGGACGATCACCATCCCCCTGCTGGATCAGTGCTACAAGTACGCCGGGAGCTTCGTCCTCATCATCCGCTGTAACGACGGGAGCCGGGAGCGGAGCCTGATGCGGCTGTCCGGCTATGTGGAGCGGGGCGGCGACGGCGTTATCATCGACCCCAGCGGCTCCATCCCAAGCTACGGCGATCTGGAACAGGCCATTGCCAACTGTAACGCCGCGGCGGCTGCTGCCACGGCGGCGAAAAATGAACTCCTACAGGCCAAGGCGGACGGCGAGTTCACCGGCCCTCAAGGGCCTCAAGGCCCCACCGGCCCACAGGGAGCGACCGGCCCACAGGGAGCGACGGGCGCGACCCCAAACCTCACCATGGGGACGGTGACCACCGGAGCACCGGGGACACAGGCCAGCGCCAGCTTTACCGGGACGGCGGAGGAGCCGGTGCTGAATCTGGTGATTCCACGGGGCGACACGGGCGCGGTGGACGGTGTGGACTACTACGAGGGTACGCCGGAGGCGCTGGGGACAGCGTCGCCCGGTACGGCCAACGGGCTGTCGCGCGGTAACCACGTCCACCCCATGCCGACGGCGGATCAGATCCCGGTCGCGTCCGGGGAGAGTCAGACAGTGGGAGCCAGCCTGACAAGCATCAAAGATACCGTGGCCGCAAAGGTAGCCACGGTGAATGGGAAAAGCCCGGAGAACGGCGCGGTCACGTTGGGCGCGGCGGATATCGCCGCTGCGGACGGAGAGACGGTACAGGCCAAGCTGGCGGCGCTGGAGGCGCGGCCACAGGGCGGAGCCACCGAACATACCGCCACCCTGACGGCGGCGGGCTGGACGGGCGACAGCGCCCCATACACCCAGACCGTGACCGTGACGGGGCTGGCGGCGGACGCTCACCTGATCGTGGGCCTCGCGCCGACGGTAACGGCGGAAGAGATGGAAGCGGCTGCCGCCGCTATGCTGCTGGCCACGGCTCAGGCGGCGGGAAGTATCACCGTGAGCGCATTTGGCGACAAGCCGGAGACGGCGCTGCCGATCCTCATCATGGAGGTGGGATGACATGAGCATTATCAGTTACTTTCCCGGCGGGAGCGCCGGAGGCGGAACAGGAATGCCGGAGTACACATACACAGGTAACGCCTCCTTGATCGACGACGGAGGCGGGAACTGGCGGATCAAGCTGCTCACCAGCGGGACGCTGAACTTTACCAAGCTGGGGAACGCCAAGGGCGGAGTAGATGTATTCTGCGTCGGCGGCGGAGCTTCAGGCGGCGGCGTTGGCTTCGGCGGGGGCGGAGGTTACACGGCGACCGAGACCAAGACCGTCTCCAAGGGCGTGGCCTACCCGGTCGTGATCGGCGCGGGAGGCGCTGGCGTGGCCGGGAACGCCAGCGTAAAGGGAAACGACGGTGGAACAACGTCCGCGCTGGGCGTATCCGCTAATGGCGGACAAGGCGGGAAATCGTGGAGCCAACAGGGAGCCGGTGAAGGGAGCGGAGGCGCCTCCGGCGGCGGAGCCACCGGCGGTAAAGCCGGACAAGGAAACGTGGCGGGCGGCGCTGGCGGCGCGGACGGTGCCGACGGCGGAGCCTCCCAGTACTGGTCTGGCGGAGCCGGACAGGGGACGACGACGCGGGAATTCGGCGAGTCCACAGGCGACTTGTACGCGGGCGGCGGCGGCGGATGGGGCTCGACCGTCGGGGCCGGTGGTAATGGCGGAGGCGGCGCGGGTAATGGTACAAATGGAGAAACCAATACAGGAGGCGGAGGCGGAGCCGCTAACGGAACGACCACCGGCGCGGGCGGCTCTGGGATCGTCATCATCCGAAACCACAGGGGGTGAGGATATGAACTACGCAATCGTTGAAAATGGAACGGTGACGAACATCATCTGGCTGTATCCCGGCAATGCATCGGACTTCCCGGTGGCGGTTACCTGTGGGGACTTGCCCGTGGCCATCGGGGACACCTACGACGGCGAACACTTCTACCGGGCCGGGGAGCGCGTGCTGACAGACCTTGAACAGGCCCAGAAGGACGCGGAGGATATGCAGGCGGCACTTGAGCTACTGGGCGTGGGAAATAACACGGAGGTGGCGGAGTAATGGGAAAATACTACGATGCGGCGCTGGTGCTGCGTGGGATCATGGACAAGGCCGGGGCCATGCTAACGGACGAACAGGCCTTGAAGGTGACCGCCCTGTATCCCCTGTGGGAGGCTACGAAGACCTACGCCGTGGGCGACCGCGTGCGGTACGCTGGCAATCTGTACCGCTGCCTGACGGCCCACACCGCACAGGCGGCATGGACACCTACTGACGCGCACAGCCTATGGGCCAAGGTACTGACCGACCCCAGCGGGGAGATTCTGCCGTGGGTTCAGCCGGACAGCACCAACCCATACGCCAAGGGCGACAAGGTGACGCACAACGGCAAGACGTGGGAAAGCCTTGTGGACAATAACGTTTGGGAGCCGGGCGCGGTCGGAACGGAAAGCCTGTGGAAGGAAGTGGCGGCATGATCGGCTTTGCGATCGGCTTTGTGGTCGGCGGGATCGTCGGCTTTGCGGTGGCCGCGCTGCTGGCGGCGGGAAGGAGCGAGTTATGACCGGCGAGAGAGCCGCTGCCTTTGCCCGGTTGAAGATCGGACAGGGGTATATCTACGGGGCCAAGGGCCAGACCTGCACAGCGGCCTTCCGGCGGCAGCAGGCAGCCCAATACCCCGATCAAGCCCAGAATATCCTTGTCACCGGGGCCAAGTGGGACGGGCGGCACGTGTGGGACTGCGCCCAGCTGACGCGATACGCCGCCAAGGCGGCGGGGGTGGAGCTGCCCAGCGGGGCCACCAGCCAATGGCGCAAGGCCCCGTGGAAGCGCAAGGGCACCATCGACACCCTGCCGGATGGCGAAGTGGTCTACCTCTACCGGCAGAAAGGCTCCATCATGCAGCATACCGGCCTCGCGCTGGGGGACGGGACGTGCGTCCATGCCCGGGGCACGGCCTACGGCGTGGTGCATCAGCCGGTCAGGGATTACCCGTGGACGCACTGGGCCAGTCCGTGGGAGGCGGAAAGCGCTCCAATGCCGGAGAAACCCATCGACCCCATGACGGAGGCCACCGTGTACGCCGATAACGGCCTGCCCGTCAAGCTGCGGAACAAGCCCAGTCAGGGCGAGAACCTGTACTGGCACGTGCGGAGCGACACGCCTGTTACCATCCGCCAGCCGGGAGAGGAATGGTCACAGATCACGGCTCTATGCACCGACGGCATCCGGCGGACGGGCTGGATGATGTCGCGATTTTTGGTACAAGGATGAAACTTTGTGCCGTTAAATCAAGAAAATATGAAAATTCATGCCGGAAAGGGGGTGAAAACGAAATGACTACCAGCGAAATCATCTCCTTTGCGGCCATGATCGTCGCCCTGCTGATGCTGATCCTCACAGGCCGCCGGGACACGAGGGGCGGAGCGTCCGAGCAGGGCGAGGTCAAGAGCACCCTCCGGGGTATCGCTAACGGAGTGGACGACATCCGGGTGGAGCAGCGGGCCATGCGGAACGATATCGTCAATCTCTCCGTCCGGGTGGGAAAGGTGGAAGAAAGCGCGAAATCCGCCCACCACAGGATCGACGCGCACGAAACGAGGATCAATAAACTGGAAAGCGAGGAGCAGAAAAAATGAGGAAGATCATGGTATGGTTGCTGGCACTGCTGCTCCTGCTCACGCCCGTTTGGGCGCTGGCGGAGGAAAGCATCCTGAAACAGGTGGACTGGACGCAGGTGGTCGTCTCCATCATCGGCGCGCTGGCGGCGGCTATGTCCGCCCTGCTGGCGCGGGTATGGACGCGCTACGTGCGCCCATGGCTGGAAAAGCGGGATATGATCGACGCGGCGAAGATCGCCGTGGAAGCCGCGGAAGCCATGCTGGGCCGGTATCTGGGAGAAGACAAATGGGCATATGCGTTAAACAGAATGAAAGATATGGGATTTAACATCGAATCGGAGGTCGTGCTGGACGCACTGAAAGCCGCGTGGAAACAGCTGGACTTGAAGCAGCTCGCCTCCGGGGAGAAGACGAAACCGCCTGAAGCAGCCTCCGCTGCCGATCCTGCCGAGGCCGCGGAGGGCTAACCCATGGAGCACGGCCGGCAGGATTACGAGAGGGTCATTGATCTGTGGGTGCGCAGTGAGCGCGACCGCAGAGCGCTGAAACGTAAATACCTCGACGGCATCTGCTATGAGCAGATCGCCGACGAGCTCGGAATCAGCCCTAGAACCGTGCAAAACATTGTGAACAGGTGGCGAATAACCGTGGAAAGCCACCTGTAAATTCAAAAGGCCGCCCTTCGTGGGCGGCTTATTTTTTTTGAAATTATTCGAAGAAAATTGTAAAATAGTATTGACGTACTACTAGTATTGTGGTATTATATAACTGTGCTAAGGAGCACAGAATAAAAAGAAAAACCAAATGATGGAGGAAATAAAAATGAAGTACCTGAACAGCAAAAAGGATTATCTGATGAAGGGTTATGCCATCATGTACCGCGGTAAGGCCTATTGGCTGAACTATGCAACGATGGAAATCTATGCCACCAGTCAGGAAAGCTTTATGGCCGGTGTTATCAATGGCTACAAAGTAGCGGATATCACCGCTGATGGCCAGATCATCAAGGCGTGATGGATCAGCCGCCCAAATCGGGCGGCTTTTTTGTTTTCAAAAAAATTTGAAAAAAATCAAAAATAGTATTGCATTATGAGTAGTATCGTGGTATTATATAAGAGCGCTAGGGAGCGCCCCAAA